GTGGTGCCCGTCCTGGTTATCAGGGTAAAGTAGATAAGGATTACCAACTTACTCAGGAGATGAAGGATGGTTTAGAGGATACGGTGGATGAGTTTGAACATAATCTCAGACGGATAATGGTTAATGAGGGAATTGACCTGGAGGCATTGGCGCAACAGGTAGCGGATCCTGCAAACCATGTAGATATACAGATACAAATGATTTCGGCAGCCACAGGGATACCTAAACGGATTCTAACAGGTAGTGAGCGCGGAGAATTGTCCAGTGCCCAAGATAAGGATGAATGGATGACTTATGTACAAGCAAGGAGAAAGGAATATGCAGAGTCATTAATCCTACGTCCGTTTATTGATCGATGTATTGAATACGGCATTTTACCAAAGGCTTCAACTGAAGGGTATTCAGTAAAGTGGGAAGATTTATTTGCGATATCAGAAAGTGAACGGGTAACAATAGGTAAAGGCCGGTCAGAAGCATTATCCAAGTATGTATCAAGCCCAGTAGGGGAAGCAGTTATGCCACCGGAAGCGTTCTTGAGGTATTGCATGGGATTTGATGAAGATGAAATTGAAATTATATTAGAAATGCAGGAAGCCTTTGTGAAAGAGGAAGGGATACTTACTCCAGAGGAAGAAGAAGTAATTGAAACAGAAGTGGTTGTTCCACCAGGGACACCACCACAACAAAATAAATGATAGCAACAGCAGAACATACACACCAAGGGATTTCAGTTTATTCCTACGATCCTACTCGGACTACGACATTACGCAAGGCGTTTGTGACTGCTTTGAATAAGCGATTCAACGAGCTGACCAGGGTGATACGTGAAACGGTGTATACGAATGATGCATTTGGATTGGGACCTGGGGTAGAATTTACACCACTTACATTCCAGATGGTGGCAGCTTCACCGGGAGCATTTAACTTTCCCAGGAGTGCGGATAAAGTGGAAGCATTTATGAAGTGGTTACAAGTCCAAGTGGATTCAGGGATGATATCTGTTTTAGAATTGGATCAGGTTGGTGTAGGTGTGGAAGGAGCTTGGACAAATAAGTATATACAGAATTCATACAAGCGGGGGATAATTAGAGCCAGATATGAAATGATAAAGGCTGGATTTGATGTTCCTTCAATAGATGCAACCGGAGGAATAGATATAGCATTTGGCACTCCGTTCCATTTAGATCGGGTTGGATTGTTGTATAGTAGAACATTCTCAGAATTGAAAGGAATTACGGCTACAATGGATCAGCAGGTGAGTAGAATACTTGCTCAGGGCATCGCAGACGGTGATGGGCCACTTCTACTGGCTCGAAAGCTAGTGAGTACTATAAACGGTGTAGGAAGGGATAAACTGGGCTTAGATATAAGCTATATAAGTCCTAAGACAGGTAAAGAGGTGAAGTATTTCATGCCAGCTAAAAGGCGTGCGGAGATAATGGCTAGAACGGAAATAGTACGAGCACACCACCAAGCTACGATCCAGGAGTATAGGAATTGGGCAGTAGCAGGGGTAGTGGTAAAAGCGGAGTGGATGACAGCAGGAGATAATAGAGTATGTAATCAGTGTGCAGATATGGAGGGGTCGGTATTCACGTTGGATGTGATTGAGAAGATGATTCCTTTACATCCACAATGTTTTATAGATTATCAAATTCCAATTTATACATCAAAGGGGTGGAAGAAAATTGGGGATGTAAAAGTAGGGGATATGGTTTTAACACATAAACATCGGTTTAAAAAGGTTACACAATTGATACGAAATAAACAAATTTGTGATGTTGTTAAATTTAAGTTCAAAGGAGATTTACATTTATCAATGACAGAAAATCATCCTATTTTAATTAAGAAATATGGAATAGAGAAATGGATAAAAGCAAAAGAAATAACAACAAAGGATAAAGTTTTTGTTTTGGCAAATACTTGTAAGCGTTGTGGTAAAGAAATACCGTATTTTAGAAAATATTGTTCTCGTACTTGTTTAAGTAAAGATATCACTGATAAACAATGGAGTGATGAAACTCATAGGAAAAATATTTCTAAAAAAACATCAAAGCAATTAATTAGGGAGTATGAATTAGGTATTCGTGATAAAAATAAGATTACGAAAAACGCTAATGAAAAAACAAGAAAATTAATAAAAGATGGGAAGTTCCATTTAAATACACCAGAAATTATTGCTAAATGCAAACTTGTTACCAATACGAAAGAAATGCGAGAAGCATCTTCCAAACGTATGCAACAAAATAATCCTATGTTTGATTTAGAAACACGTAAGAAAGTATCAAAATCATTACAGGAGTTATTTGAAAAATATCCTGAAAAACGTTTAAATGCAAGAATGGCTAAACATAGAAAATCAGGCAGAAAAACAAGTATTGAAAAGAAGGTAGCTAAATTTTTAGATTTTTTAGGGATTGATTATGTTTTCCAATATCCTATATTACGATATAATGTAGATTTTGCAATACCTGATCTACATATTGTAATTGAATGTGATGGAGAATATTGGCATAAGGATAAAAAAGAACAAGATTTAATTAGGCAAAAGAATATAGAAGAACAAGGTTGGTTTGTTTTACGATATACAGATACTGAAATTAATAAAAAGTTTGGAACTGTTACAAATGAATTAAAGCGTGTGTTATGTAATCACACAGGTAATTATAAAACAGTTGAATTAGAGATTGAAAAAATAGAAAAGTACCAAACCAAAACAAATAAAACCACTTATAATTTAAGTGTGGAAGAAGATGAATCATATTTAGCTAAAGGGGTGGTAGTACATAATTGCCGTTGCATTGCATTGCCATATAAAGTGAAATGAACGTAAAAACAATATAGTCATGAAAGTATTTATACAAATCAATGGTAGTTATGAGACTCGGGTCGAAAAGTACGACGGTGAGGATCATTTGGTAGTTTCTGTTATTATGATGGTAGAAGGTGTCCATGCCGGAAGTGGTGGCCCGATGCTTCATTTAGCAGAGGATTTAGGAAGATACCCAGAGACGTGGAACGGTATTCCTGTTGTGGTAAGTCATCCATCTGAGGACGGACAGTATATTTCTGCCAATTCTCCAGGGGTACTTGATGCAGGTATTGTAGGAAGGGTATTTAATACTAAAATGGATGGGGAGAAACTTAAATCAGAGGTTTGGATAAACCAAGCTCGGTTGGAGGAGGTAAGCCCAGAAGCTTTACAAGCTATCCAGGATCAAGTCCCATTGGATGTTAGTGTAGGGGTATTTTCAGATGCAGAAAATGTAACAGATACATATAAAGGAGAAACGTACGAATCAATAGCCAGAAATTTTAGACCGGATCATCTTGCTCTCTTGCCCGGCGAGGAAGGTGCATGTTCTTGGAGTGATGGTTGTGGGATTCGAGCAAATAGTGATCGTAAATTTAAAAAGAAAGGAGAAGAGAATGTGAAAGCAGAAACATTGCAGATGATTAAAGGACTAAACATCGCAGGGTATTCGATTTCGGAGATTGAGAATTATGTTGAAACTGGTTATAAGGAATTAATTGATCAGGTTTGGAGTACACTTCAGGTAATGGGTAATGACAATGTATGGTATTATCTGGAGGAGTTATATGATGATTATTTAGTTTACGCAAAATCAGGACAAGCAGAAACTCAAATGTACAAACAGAATTATAAGAATAGTGATGGTACTATTGAGTTTGTAGGAGATCCGGTTGAAGTACGCAAGGAAATAAAGTTTGTAGTCATGGAAGAAGAAAAACGTTCTGGATTAACCAGGACGCGGTTTAGTAATAATAATAAAAAAGGAGGAGAAATGAGTAAAAAAGAAGAGACTCCCTGTTGTGAAGATTTGGTAAATGAGTTGATAGCCAACAAACGTACCACATTTGAAGAAAAAGACAAGGAGCAACTGTTGACTCTGAGTGAGGAACTACTTGGGAAATTAATTCCTGCAAAGGAAACCAAAGTAGAACCGAAAGTAGAGGATGATGTAACGGTTCAAGCAAAAGTTGAACCAGAACCGGTAGTTGAAAAGGCTCACATTACAATGGAGGAGTATTTAGCAACGGTACCGGATGAAGTAAAGGACCAGGTAGCATCGGGATTAGCTTTGCATAAAGCTCAGCGGGTTAAGATGATAGCAAACATCAAAACCAATCTTGGTGAGGTGTGGTCTGATAATGATCTGGAAGCAATGGATATGGTAACATTGACAAAGCTCTCCAAGTCTGTCCCTGCAGTAGTTGATTATTCAGCAAACACGGGTGGTGGAAATGTAAGTGACAATAAGCAGGAACCTTTGTATCCTGCAGGGATTGAAATAAATAAAAATTAAAGAAAGGAGGAAAAATAAATGGCAAAGAATACGATTAAGTTAAAAAAGTATCTGAATATTATTAATGAATAT